TGTGGATGATATCCGAAAGGTCAGTAAGTGCGGGCATGCTATCACCTCACTACGGCCTGACGTGAACTGAAATGGCACATTCTATGGCATTAGCCTCGATGTTGACCCCGTCAGAGCCGGTCATCTTAGCCACCGCAACAGTGGCGATATGCTCGGGGGTTCCTGCGGCGGCCGCCGACCAAATGCTAAAGTGGGTAATGGTCTGTCCTGCGGCAATCTCTGCGCCTGTCCATGATACTAAAGCTGAAGATAAGCACCTGCGCTCTATGTTCGTGGGGTGGTTAGCGGGGGCATTAAAGCTGATGGCTTTCCGCACGATGTTGCCTGTGCTTGGGATTTGAGCTACTGCATTAGTCCCAGCCGCGCCGGGGTCAGCGGTGTGTAGCCACAGGTGGGGCGTTGCACCGCCGCGTAAGGTTGCGTTGAGCGTGGTGTCTGCGCGTTGATGGGTCATTGTCATTTGGTATCGCCTCCTTGTTTATCGTTATACCCTTGGTACCTTGCCGCGTCCACTAAGCCCTCGCCGAAGATATAGGCGATAAGCGTCGCCACCGCTGCGATAAGAGCAGCGACTTGCTCGATGGTGAGACTGTCCACACCAAACGCTACCAAAATGGCAGTGACAAATCCCACTACCGCCGCCCAGAACTTCCGGCTTGTGAGTTTCTTCGCCCAGTCGATTTTATCCACTAAAATCCCCTCCCTTATTTACTTTTGCTCTTTTAATGCCAGCTAGTAGCCACAGCTCCCCTACAGTAAAAGCGAACCAGGCCCCGATTAAAACCTCCGGCTCACTGCCGGTTCTAAGAAAAACGTACAACACTATGGCGGTGAAGATGACGTTCATGACTACGACAGCCCCCACTATGACCTTAGAGAACTGCCCCTCCCCTTTCACTCGGACCCGCCCCCTCGGAGTTGGTACTTCTCCAGCCCGTCAAGCCTGCGATGCGCCGACTTTGCGGACTCCTCCACTTTCACAAGTCGCTCCCCGTTCTCTTTGATGTCGTACTTGATGTTGGTCATTTCATTTTTTATCTCCACGACCCCATCCCCTATATGCTCTAGTTTCACCATAACCGTCGTAAGTTGCGCCGCCTCCTTTTGAGCCTCCACCCGCTCAAAACGCTTCATGTTTGACACCCCTAGGTAGATACCAAAAGCCAGCGACAGCCCCGAAATCACCAAGGCCACTTCTACTGTCATAAATACACCTCCACGCGACTACAAGTAGTTAAAGTCATAGATAACTTTTAGGGTCTTAGTCGAATCTTTAATGATGGGCGACGCAAGCCTGATGCGCGAGAGCAAAAAGTTCCCTGCCATAGAGCTTACGTCGAAAAGCATACCTTGTGCTGGGCGCATAGTCGTTGAGGCGTAGGTTGTTGTTTGTGTGGGTACCCATGTTTTTACGCGGCCATCCCGCGCTGTGTAGCTCCGATTCACAACGGGAACACCTAAAGGAGTGACAGTGAGTAAGTTTATATCTATGTCGTGATAAAAAGCTGGGAAAGGTGACGTAATGCCAGGCCCAACTCTAATAACAGTTGCGCTCATGGGGAACGGTGTTAAAGTGACAACCCCGGCGGGCAAGTTTGGAATCGAAAGATTCGTCAAAAAAGTAGCCCCTGTAATTGAATATCTCCGTATGACTAAGGTCGCTCCTGTAGCGTGGTAATGAGCTACACTGCCATAATCGAAGATGTAGACTATATCCCCGATTATCACTAAGCTACTTACAGAACTAGCTAGAATAGCTAGCGACCCTGATGTGGTGTTTGTACTGATAGTGTGCCTTCTTAAGGTTGCGTCGTTTGCTACATAGAATATAAAGTCACCGCGCACAGCAAGAGCGGAACTAAAAAACCCCCCAGTACCGATTGTTGGGGATAGTGTTCTGCTCCACAACAAAACCCCAGTCGCAGCTGCCAACCTTAGTACCAGACCTGCCCCCGGTTCATATAGCCAGTAGTCCCCCTCATAAAAACTGAGAACTCGCTCCGTCCTCCCGTTTACCCATTCTAGCGTCGCGTCCGTCCCAAGCATATCTGGTAACCACAGTTCCGTGTTAGAATACCCCCAACAGATACTTTGTATCGTCCCGTTCCCACGGTCTGTCGCCCAGTCCATCACCCAACGTGTCTGATTGTCGCGGTGGATACTTTCGCTACGGTTGATAATCCCTCGCCTAAGGTCTGTATCAGTGTGTGTCTGGCGGTTAGAGTATCCTATCACCGTTCCAGGCACTACCTTCTCAGTGCTCGGCGACTCGGCTAGGGATGAATCCGTGAGAATTATCCACCGAAAAAATCCTTGGTCATCTGCATTATGCGTGAATCTTTCCCATGTACACCAATCCCACTGCGTGGGGTGCTGGTGTGCAAAGGCGTATCTCTGCGCCACGCGCAGCAACCGCTCGGTCAAAGCACGAGAGAGAAAGTTGCTCCCGCTCTGCTCGTCAACCTGTTTCCCTGTGCGGGCATCAAAGAGCTGGGCAGTCACCCTTCCTTCTACGGCGAAGGGGTCTAAGTTCACTTTGTCCATTTGGCTCACCTCCTAGATTATCGCTTGCACCGCGTCGGTTGTGGGTGCAGGCGCAAGGTCTACGCTATCCACTGTAGTGGGCCGCATATCCTCTGGTTGTAAAGCTCCCATGTCTATCACTTCTTGCACTATGCTCATATGGTCTGCTTGCACCACGCCATCAGCGCGAGAGAGGATAACAAAGCCCCCAAACCCTATAGCTTCAGCAGCTCTTTTATATACCACCGCCAACCCCAGCAAAAAGCCCCTGTCAAAATCATTGTTCATGACGTCGGCACCCCCGTCTCAAAATATCGGACATCAATCACGGTGCCATATGCCGTGTTAGTTATCCTCGTCATGCGCCCACTGCCATCACGGGATACTAACCACACGTATCTCGTGCCGTCCTCGTAGCGTGTAATCAGCCCATCTATGTAGAACTCAACGTCGCTGAGCAGGGTGTTAAAAGGCGCGAGCTGGCGTTCATCCCGACGTAGTAGCGCCTGCTGCAGGTCAAAGATGATGTTACTAACGTCCTTTACTACAGTGGATAGCTCCGTCTCGCTGTTCCATGGTTCTTCGACATTGTATCGCAGTCGAACCACGCGGGTCTTTAGGAAGGTGTCGGTGGCTTCGTCGTAAACCGTCACCACATCACCACAAGCCAAGGCGTCGGCTGGGTCTGTGACTGAGATGTCCATGACCTTACAGACATAACTAACCCTCGGCGTGTTCATGGTGGCGAAGACTGCCTGCGCGTACTCTAGTAAAGCTGCTGGGTCCGTGAAGTCCTCGGCCAAAAGCATCGCCGAGGCCGGCGGCGCAGTCGGGGCTGGTATCTCGATGTAGTCCAGGCCGCGATTCACAGTAGCAATCGTCAACCCACTTTGGCCGCGTGGGTATAGCCGGTACACTGTGTCTGCTGTGGTAGTCTGTATGTCCAGCCCCACCAGGTTCCTTTGGCGCAGGACATAAGCGCCTCGGTCTACGCCACCGGCTGGAATAATTGAAACTGCCCTTGTTGTCGTGTCAAAGACTACTTCTGCTGTGTAAAGCTCTTCGACTCGTCGGATAGCCTCCAAGCGGTTACACCCACCTGTCCAGTGCATACTGCGCCTGCTTGTGACAGTGCTTACCCCGACATGCCAAGGCGTGAGAAAAAGTATCCAGCCCAGCATCTCTGCGGCTGTGGCATCGGTCCAAGTGCGCCCCTCGATGAATGGGGCCTTGGACAAGTCAAACCACCTGGCCCAGGCCTCGACTAGTGCGATGCGCCCCACCTCTTCGTCGCGGCTGTCAATCGTCACCACTCTGAAGATGCGTCCAGCTAGGTCGATAGTCGCTTCCACGACTAGCTCGGGTGGCACGTCCTTATGCGGCAGCTGGAACGTGAGCTTCTCTTCACCATGCAGGACTTGGTCTAGTACTATGCGATATGCGCTGGGCAAAAGCGTCTGTACCGTCAAGTCATCGGTGACTACGATGGGCAAAGCATGCGCTAGGTGGGTGTACCACTCCGGCGCCACACTAACGGGGAGGGTGTTATATCTTTGCCCGGTGTTATACATCAAGCCTAAGTTGTACACCTACATCACCCCCCGTTAGAAGTTGGTTGAGTGTATCCTGCGCCAGGTGTTCGTCGCGACGCAAATATAAAGGTAATCGCTATCCCAGCATATCTCCCCAACGCTTCCTGGTGCCGAACCGCTCGCTGGCGTCCTTGGTTGCCTAAGTCGCACGGTATTCACGTCCATGTCCAACATGCCGGTCATCGTGTCCCCGGCTTTGGCTACTCTAGTCTGCACTTGCCCCCATGTGGCGATATCGGCCGCCACTGCACCATCTGTGACCTGTGCTCGGCCTGCTGCATCCCGCAGGACGATACGACTTGCAGTTGCCGAAGCAGTTGCGCTGTGGGCATCCGTCAAAGCGGCGTGGGTAGTGACTGTATCCTGTCTCGCTATATCGTCTGCAGCAGCAGGGGCCGCCACTTTCGCCCTCCCAGCCGCGTCCCGCAGTATGATTCTTTCGGGCGTGGCCGCTGGCGTTGCGCTGTGCGGGTTCGTCACAGAGTTATGCGTGTCTACTTTGCTTTGGGCACCAGCCGCACTCTCCACGGTCGAAGCGCCCACTCCATGTATCCCTGTCGTGACTCCTGCGTGGGTAGTTACTGTATCTAGACGAGCGATATCTGCTGCTACTGCTGGGGCCGCTACTTGCGCCCTGCCTGCAGTATCTCGGGCGATAATCCTTTCTGCCGTGGGTGCGGCAGTGGCCCCGTGGACAGCAGTCGCCGCTGGGTGGCCTGTCAAAAAGGACACGTTGGTCACGTGCGTAACGTCTGCGGTTATAGCAACTCCCGCTGTTTGCTGGGCGTGGAAAACAACCGTACCTTGCCCGGCATAAAGCGTGTATTCACCCAATGGCACAATCACCCCTGCCCGCCTGATGACCGGAGCAGGCGACGTAAGCCAACCGCGTATCGTCCCCTCATAGATTCTCCGATGTAACGTTGGTGACGCTTGGTCTGATACCGGAGCTAGGGCATGTCCTGTAATTGCCGCAGTGCCAAGCCCCAGCACGAACTCACACCTGTTCACGGCGTCCTGCAGGCCCGTTATGTCTGCGCCGTATATCTCGCGACTAGTGACTGTGGTAAATGGCGTTATCGTTGACATTTACTCCCCTCCTTTACAGCCAGCGATTGCGGCAGTGTATGTCTAAGCGCGACCAAGTAGCCCCGGCAGCAGTTGTCACAGTTACCGTATTCGCTCCTGGTGCAAGCTGTGGGAACACAGGCTTTTCGACAAACTGAATTACCCGCGTTCGTGTAGCTCCGACCAAGCGATTCACGGTTTTGGTCGCGCAGTCTATCTCTAGCCACTCCCCTGTAGCCAAGGCCCCGCGATATGTCACTGTCTGCGTGCCGATGCTGATGCTTACCTGCTGGCCCCCTGTCCCCGTGAGAATCCCTTGCAGTCTAAGCAATGGGTCTGCTGGAGCTGTGCCCCGCTGAGTGTGGGAGCGCGGGGAGACGGTCATGTTCACTATATCCGGAGTTGTAGCATACGCAAAGGGGTCGGCGCAGACAAAGCTCACAGTAAATCTCCCTTGCCGTGCAATGATTTCTGATTCCATCCCCCCGCCAGCATATGTAGCTAGGTAATGGCGGTCTGGGGTCTCGTCAAAAATAAGTTGCCGCGCCCCAAGCAGGGGATTCAGCCAAGCGCGTACTAGGTCAAAACGCTCATGCAGTTGCGCCAAGGTGGACGATGCAAGCCAGCACTCCAAGTTGATGGTTCGTTCCCCTAAGTCTGGCATCATCCTAAGTGCTCCATGCCTCCCAGGAAGAGTAATAACCTTGTCCCGAGTTCCTGGCAAGACCGGGATTGGGGACTTTAAGAGCCGGACATTGTAGACAGTTGAGTGCTGCCCTGCAAACGTAAAGCCTGCCATACTATCGGCCCCCTCTGGCTTTGGTGCTGGCTTGGATATGTCTGTGTAGCTGGCGACTCACAGCTTCAATGTCCGCGTCGGAGCGCACACTCATGTTTTGCACCATGACTAGCGGGCCGTTGAAAGCCGCTGGTGCACCATCCGCAAAGACCCCTGTACCTGCCACCGCTGGGGTCGGAGTTAAGCCCACACCAACTGCCGGCATCCGCACCTGCAAATCCTCCAGCTTACCGTACTCGGTCTGAATGGCTTTAACCCCAGCCCTGATATTGTCGACTAGGGAAGGGCTGGACCGAGCAAAAGGATTCAGTCGGTTGAGCATGGTGCGTATCCCCTCCACCGTGCCAGAGACTGCTTCGCTTGCGCGACGAATCGGGCCAGCGATGGCCTCAACTATGCCAGAGAAAATCTCCCTCACCCGCGCCACCATACTTTCAAAGCGACCTATGGTCGCATCTCGCAACCCCTGCACAACCTCGGTTGCCCTATCTCTGGCCCATATGAGTCGCTCCCTTACTGCCTCAGCAGCGGCACCGACTATGCGCCTGATATCATCGCCCCACCTGGCCCATATAGCTATCATGGCCACTACCGCCGCGACTACTAAGCCAATCGGTCCCGTCAAAAGCAAAAACGCCGCTTTCAAGAGAGGGAGAGCTGCCGCAATCTTGGTCACCGCGCCTAACAAAGTACCCAGCACCACCAGCACTGGCCCGATAGACGCAACCAAAAGTGCTACCGTCACGATAACTCTCTTGGTCCCGTCGTCCAGGCTAGAAAACCACTGCACTGCCGGCATGATGTAGTTGGTCACTAAGTCCCCGATGATGGGCAGAAGGATGTCACCGATCTGCTGGGCGGCGACTTCCAAAGTCGCGATTAACTGCCCCCAAGTGTGCGCGGCCTGGCCTACACCGGTAGTCATCGCCGCAAAAGCTTCGTCGGTAGTGCCCGCATACCCCTTCATGTCCTGCAGTCTTTGGCTAAGCGTGTCTGCCTGCCCACCCGTCAAGGCTAGCACAGCAACACCTGCCTCGACTTGGCCCCACAATCCCACCAGGGCCTCTTGGTTACCTTTAGTTTCAATAGCTAATTTTTGCAACACACCTTCTAACCCTATCGCCTCTAGCGCCGCTGTGCCCGAAGCATAGCCCATGCTCTCTAACGCGCCCTGCATGTCTTTTGATGGTCGCATCAACCCCTGCAGCACACTTCTAAGCTGTGTTGACACTTCGACCGCATTGCCAGTTGTGCCCGTGAGAGTAGCCATCACCGCAAAAAGGTCCTCCATGGACACGCCCATCGCGGCAGCTATCGGTGTCACTCGACCCATTGCCCCTGCCAACTCGGGGAAGGTAGTTTGCCCTAGCCTAACTGTTAGCAATGCCAAGTCTGCAACTTTTGTAACCGCTTCTGCCGATGTGTCCCCGTAACCTTTTGTGATGGCACTGGTCAAAGCAATAGCCTGCTCCGTTGTGGCTAGTCCTGCCGCCGCCGCCCGAGCGTTAGTCTCCAAGATTAACGCGGTGTCTGCTGTATCACCAAAAGCCGAAATGACTTGATACAAGCCTCTCGTTAAGTCTCCTGTGCGCTTGCCAGTCTCTATGGCCATAGCTTGCACCGCAGTCTTTAGCTCTTCAACCCGCTGGACATTGCCTGGTATGAGCGTTGCCACGTCTGCCATAGCCGCACCAAAATCTTTGCCCATCTTAAGGGCAGCTGTAGCAATGCCGGCAATGGGGAGCGTTACTCCCAAGGTCAAGCCTTTGCCTATGCCGGATAGTCGCTTCCCTGCTTGCTCGAAGCCTTCAAACCTTTCTTCCGTTTGCTTAATTTTAGCCTCGGCTTCCTGCAGTCCCTGATCGAATTTGTCCAGCCGAAGCCCCAACTCAGCGTAGATTGTCCCTAGGCCTACGGCCATAGACGTCCCCCCTAAAGGATATTCTCCCCGACCCAATCACCACCTTTAGCGCCAGCACCCACCTGCTGCCTCTTGGCCAGTAACCAAGCCGCTGCTTCGTCGACAAAAAACTTCTGTAGTCCTGGCAGTGCTGGTAGGTAGTGAGAGGGCGGCACCTTCCAATGTGCGGCCACCGCCACCAGCCGCTCGAACCCCTCACTCGCCACGAAAGGGCAGGAGGGGTTCCCCCGTCACGTGATGAAAGACCTTCAGCTTTTGCGCGAAAGTCATCGGGCAGATGGCCGTTATCTCTTCATACGTGGGCGCAACTAGGGCTTCGCGGGTTACCTCGTCCAGTAGTTGCACCATATCTGCGCCCATGCTTCCGCCGCTATCTATCCGCTTGGCGATATCCTCCTTGCTCAGGCCCTCCTGGGCCAACTTCTGCGCCTCGGCCAGCAGAGGGTTCCCCACCCGAAGCTGCAAGAGCTTCGGCGTGAGGTCAAGCATGCGAACTGCCACATGAATAACCGCCCCCGCCTTAAAACCTGGGATTTCGATAACCTCCGGCTCAGCCTGTGCGCGAATTTCGTCAATGGTGGTAACCTGCTTGATTGTCATGGCCTCCTCCTAACTCAACTCGGTTGGTAGTGCTGCCACGAACTCCTTGCGGTATACCCCACCGCCCAGGGGGTTTTCGGCGGCCTCCACGTTTATCTCTGGGATGGCCCAGTTCTGGTCTTGCAGCGTCTCATTTCCAAAAGTTGCCCGGCAGTATGGGAAGGTGTACTTGATGAATCCATCTAGCCCGCCAGTCGCGCCGTAGTTCATGGCGTATGCTTCGGCCCTAAAGTACGGAGGGTTCTGTTGCGCTACTATAGTCGGCGCTTCCCAGCCGTTGATGCGGGTATCCACTCCCTCTGCTATCTCGATAAGCGTACCGCCCGCTAGTAGCACTATCGCCCTAGCGTCAAAGCGAGCATCTTGCACTGCCAAGGTTGCGCCCACCACGGTGTCCGGCTCCTTGATTCGCAAAAGGATACCGTCGCCGCCACGCAGGGTCGCTGCTTCCCCGGCCTCGGTGACTACCTCCACACCGACCTGCTGAGCGGTTTTGACTCCATAAGTCACCGCCGGGATTACCGGCGCCCCAGCAGCAGTTAACGCCGTTATAACTAAACCCCTCACGCCTCGGATATATCCGCGCTTAAGTTGCGGTAGCTGTGCCATCGACCTTCTCCCCCTTTAAGTAGTTTTGCTTGACTAGTATCTTCCGCAGGTCCTCCGGCATGGCCGGCGCTTCCTTCCCTGCTTGTAGTCGGTACTCTTCGCCTTGGTATTGGATAATCCTGTCTATCTGCGCTATCACGCGCCTCCACCTCCTGGTTCATACAAAATCGCTGCCCCAAAAACAACCTGCCTGCCGATTAGCCTTTTTTCTTCGTCAACAAAGTCCCCCGGTGAGGATTCCCACTGTAGAAAGTACCGCATGCTTTCGACGTCCACTATTTCCTTGCCATGTAAAGCCGCCACCACCTCTTTTTCGATGGCGTCCAGGCCTATGTAGGAAGTCTGGTCGGTGTAGATATACACCTCCACAGCGACGGTCCCTGCGTAGTTAAGACCTGGGCTTCCTCTGATAGCACCTGCCTTGACCGTGGCATATGGCTTTTGTACCGTGGAAGGTGCTAGGTATGCCTGATAGACCCGGCCGGAGAGGGGCAAAACAGTGCCGATAATGCGGGTTATCACCGCGTTTCGTAACATATAATCACTCCCACATGCGCTTGTAGCTTTGCCAAATCTCCGGTACGGCGTCATCAATAACTGGTTTGAGAATGGCAAATCGCCCCTCATGAGCCAGCTCCAACTTGACGCCGTACTCCATACTGTGCCCTAGACGGATGTTGACTTCGTTCCGCTGTAGACCTACTACCTCTGTTGCCCCGAAAAGGCCATTCCTAGCGTTGCCGGTTCTGTCCTTCCACGGGGCCTTAGTCTTGGCCCTGGCCTCTAGTGTGCCCGCCCAGTTTTGCGCCAAGGCTATGACTGCGGCCCGCCGCCGCTCCCCCCATGCCTTAAGTTCCTTAGCGACTTCGTCTGCACCAGCCATCAGGCCACCTCCTCCAGCAAAGCATGCAGTGCGTAAGTGGCCCCCGCAAAACTGCGAACGATAACCCGCACCACCCGATATGACCTGCCGCCAGCCGTGAACTTGTCCATGACTCCGCTCCCCCATCGTAGGTCGGCTGTGTATGGCGCGATAAGCACCCAGCCGGCGACGGTCTGATGCAGACCCGCCTCCAGCTGGGATGCCCTCGGCAGTTGCTTCGTGGTCACAAGCCGCCCCTGGAAAGGCGGCAAAGTACTTACCTGTGCAGTGCGGCCCCCGCTTGCGTCTTGGAGGAACTCGGTGCGCTGGGCAGAAATTGTCAAGGGATTCTCAGAGATATTTCGCTCCGTTGCCACCCGCAATGCTTCAATTACCAGGTTAATCACGTCTCCACCCCCGGCACAGCGGGCAAGTCATACCCGAGTGCTACGGAACCAAACCCTGGAACCATGGCCGCATACATCCTGCCCATGGCTAGGCAGTGGTCGCGATACTCTGTGAGCTTGATGAACTTGTGCCTCTCGTCCCCCGCCTGGCTTTCTTCCAGACCGCCGCGCTCCGACATGGCCCAGGCCGCTTTCATCTTCCACCCTGTGGCTACTGCTGAATAGAGGTGCTGCGCCCCTAGCAAAAGCTCGTCAATCTCGGCATCCAAGAACCTTGTGTCTTGGTCTGTGCCCGGTAAGATGATTCTTTCGTCTAGGTGGCGGCGAAGCTTGCTACGCAGCTCTGGCGTTGGCGTCACCATGCTATCACCTCTCCTTGGAGAGTCTGCGCCCAGCGTATAACCAGACGCAGACTGCTAGGGATACTTAAGCAAACCGCAACTCTTGTACGTTCTCGCCGATAGCGGCATAGATGCCCCTGTGTGCGTAAGCGATAATTTGGTCTTGCACCAACCTGGTCAAGTCTCCGGTCTGGGCCTCGACGCGCAGGTCTTGCTTCACTAGCTCCTTAAAGCCGCGCTTCGGCCGGATAAGGTAGGCGCGATTCTCCGCAACTCCAGGGTAGCCATAGCGCTCTTCACCCAAGTAGTAGATGACGGTCTGGATACCCCCCAGCGGTAGGTACTGCGTCCCGTTGATTTGATGCCCGCCACGAATGGCCAGCTCAATCTCCGTCTGCATCGCGGGATGCGCAAGCAGGATACTGCCAGGACGTTGCGCTCTCGTGGCCGCTTTCTGGCCAGCGACGATGGTCTGCTGGATGCCGACCCACATTGGTTGCCCAGCGGGTGGGGCCTGCCATGCTGTCTGGTTCCCTACAGGGTAAGCAAAGCCGATAAAGGGGTTCAGGTGCATGTGGTTGAGCAGTGCGTTGTAGCTCTCGCCAATCTCCCGGTTCAAAAGCTCGACGCGGAAGCTCTCGTTGAAGTCTTGAATCTCCTTGGTATATTCGAAGCCTGCTGCCCATGTAGCAATGTGAGCTGTCGGCCCCTGGACTGCCTCGACGGTACCGAAGCGCACTTCTTGCCCCTCGACGTGCTCCACGAAGGTCACGCGCCCACTTAAGGCCCACTTCGCGTCTAAAATCCTGGGGAAGTTAGGGTCTGTGAGGTTTTCATAGATGGCCGTATAGAGAGGCGGCTGAGTCTCGCGCCCTAGCTCTACGTCCAGCACTACCTTCCGTAGCAGGTCGCGGAACTGCTCTAAGCCTCCGCTTGTAATCATTTCGCCGATAGGTTTGGTCAAGTGCAGTGTCTCCATCTCGCCGTTGACCACTTTCTTGGTGACATGCTCCACCTTGTGGTTTAGCACAAAGGGGACTTGAGTTTCGTACGTGCCCTGGCGCCGTTGCGCTCTTAGCGTGTCGATGCTGATGGTGTTTGCCATGTTACTCTACCTCCCTTAAGCGACGACGCCAGCTAAGACAAAGCTGACCACCGGCGCAATTCTTGTGCAGCGTCCAATCAAACGGTTGTTCGTGGCGACGTTTGTGATTCTGAATGCCACGGGGTCCCAGTAGACAAGCTGCCCAGCCACGAAAGTTACTGCTGCCAGCTGTGCGGCCACCGTGTCATACTCAGCCTGCTCGATGTTGAGCGCCACCTGTAGTACCCCAGCCCCTGCTGCAGCTACTTGTGCCGCCGTTACCGTGGTAAAAGCTGCCCCGAAGAACCCGCCGATTAGATAAAATAACCCGGCCTCCACGCCTCCCGTGGGAACCGCTACCGTTACCGACCTGCCATCACTTACCTTGGCCCGACGCGCAGGTGTAACCGTGGTCGGGACAGGATGCCCAGTTTGTACCATGCCTTTTCCTCCTCCTATGTGTTAGATAGTCACTCTTTTAGTGACTGTAGTAGCACCGGCCTTACTCCGGTCATCTCCCTTGGGAGTTAGCTGTGTGTCCTTGAAGATTCCGGCGAAGGCCTTTTTGACGTCCTCTTGCTCCAGCATCTCGCCGACAATTTTTTTGATGGTGGCCTCGTCTGCAGTAGCGTCCAACTTGACCATGCGCTTAACCAGCGGCCTGGCCGCCTCTGCCTGCACCATCTCGCCCAGCACCTTGTCGACCAACTTGTCGTGGTCGGCAGTTAGGGCTTTGACCTGGGCTTCTCTAGCGACTTTAACTGCCGCTACCAAGTCGGACATTTTGCTCTCCTTACTTAGACCGACCACCTCCTTCATCTCGCTGACCGCCTCGCCTTTTTCTAGCAGCTGGTCCCACCGCTCACCCCAAATCTCCCCAGCCACTTCGCTGAGCTTCCACCCGAGTTCGCCTGCGATTTGCCCTGGTTTTACCCCAAGTTTGCGCAGTTCTCCAGTTAGTTCTGCCAGCGTTAGTGATGTTTTTTCAGCCACTTCCGTTCCTCCTTTTTGGTTTGCTGATTCCCCGACAGCCACGATGTGCGTGGCCATCCCCGCCCTCCCGAGCGGCACCCAGTCTATAGACAGAGCGTCAAAGCCAACCACGTGCGTCTCTCCGTTGACCTGTTCGGTTTCAGCATACCCAAAGATGCTGACCTGCCGAATAGCGCCCCCACGAATCCACCGCTTGAGATCGGTCGCCGCTTTATCAATCACGCCCCTAAAATATGCCTTGCCCTCTCCCGCGTATAGCGCCCCGACCCAGTGCGTGACCGGAGTCGGGAACTCATAGGGGATGTTCTCGTCCTTTTGGTGGCCAAGAAAGCCGGGCAGTCCCTGCTCCATGACCTTGGCCGCGATTTGCTTAAGCGCACTGATGCGGTAGTTCCAGCCCCGCGTACTCATACCCTGCGGTATCAGCACGACCACTTCCATGGGGTCGGTGTCGCCGCTCTTGAGTGCTAAGGGGCTTATCTTCCCGCTGAGCGGGATATCTCCCACGCGCTTCTCCATCTCCCCCACTAAGACACCCTCTAGTTGTACCATCTCCCTCGCACCTGCGAGCGCGAGTAAGTTTTCTGGTGGCTGCAAGTTCATCCCCTCCTGCCGGTAGTGTCTAAGTAGGTGCTGGGCCGCATGCCTCACTTGGCTTGTCGTTAAGTCTGGTTCTGCTCGCGCCCCCGCCAGTGCCGCCGCTGCAGCTATAACTCCAGCACGGTTCATGACTAGCGTTCCGTCTTGTCTTATGACGTGGTGCGGCCCCCAAACATTGGCCTGAGTTAGCTCCGTGGTGACATCGGCTTTTACTACAGCGTACATTTCGCGGATAGCATCGGCGATTCCTTCTGCCCCTTCGTCTAGCCCTGCCTTCAAGGTTTGCCACTGGGCACTCTTGTCGATGTCGCCCCAAGCCTGCAGGTCCTGGGAATGGTGTTTAATCTGGAATTTCAGAGGCATTTTCATCACCCCTTTCACCTAGTATCCGCATGGTTAGCTGGACTTCGGGCATCATCCCTGCCCCCTCTAGCACCTGGCACTTTTCGACCCGGACGATGACCGGCAGTAAATCTAGCATCTTGTAAATCGCCCCGATGTAGTTGCCGTTGGATAAGTTAACCACCGCTGGCCTTTCTCGCGCCTCCATTGCCTCAAGCGTAGTCATGCCCTTGGGTAAACCGCTATGGTTTTGGTTCAAATCTTACCCCTCCATCCCCAGGGAAGGGCAGACTGTGGTCAAACTTCCCCTCCAAAATCTCGCGAGGAATTCTTCTAGGGAAGGCCTTGCACTTTGACCCGATGTAATCCGCTGGCGGTTCATTCGACCAGTGCCTGCACCTAGCACACTGTTCGCCGTAGATGGGATAATCGACGCTTCTGTCGTCTAACATCCAGCCGCCGTTTTTGGTCCTGGGCATTTTATCGCACCTCCCGAATGTAGCCTGCCTTTAAGCTACCTACTTCCGACCATACTTCATGCCAATGTCGTCTGGACGCTTCGTCTATAGTTATCTTCCCGCTGTCAAGTAGCCCCTGTATACGAGACCGCACCCTCAGGTCTGCCTCTTTCGCTTCTAGCTTGACCACCTGTGTATCGGGCCACCCACTCCTTGGTCTCATCAATCGGTGCTTATAAGTCCTTCCGACCACACGTATCTCGGCAGCATTTACTCGGATTCCCATGATGATGTCATCGGGGGAGAAGCTGCCCCCCCATGTTGGGTGGTTGTGTGTGAAAATCAGATTCTTCCCCTTCATGAGGTCCATTTCGTCTGGCTCAAACCAAATTTGATTTACTGAGCCATCCTTAGTCAGTACCACCCTACCATTTTTATTAAGTACATAGGCCCTTTCATGACTTAAAACGGCAATTTCTGCTTCCTTTTCCCGCAGTGCCTTGGTCAAAGGGGCTTCTTTTAGTGTTATAGGGAGCATTGGCCGCCCCATATAACGCCTTGCATCCTGATTATACCATGTCTCAAGGTCTGGGTGGGACTGTGGGTTTTCTACCCATGCGCGAAGCCTGTTCGCGAATTGCTCCGGCCCTTCCCATGAAGCTACCGGAACACAGAGGCACGCGGGGTGGGGCCGAACTGGTTCTTGCCCTTTTGGATAAAACCCCGCTGCCCCGTAAAGAGTGCTGGCCGCCATGTCGTCACAGATATCAGGCCTGGGCATCACCCTAGCCGCGCTTAGCCGCCAGTATATCCCTTGATACCCTGGGCTGTGTTGGTTCGCCGCCAACATGCCTTCGTGAAAAGCGTTATTCATCTCCGTTCTAGCCAACCGCATAGCCTCATAGCTGATATCTTTATGCACCCCTAGCCTGCGCCTTGTCTCCTCCTTGTGTGCTGTCCACACGCCTGGCTGTAGGTACTGTTGCACTTGCCTCGCTGTAGTCCGGGAGTCTTGCCCTCGCGCCACTGCGTCCTCGACGATAATTCTCACACTGTTTCTGGCCCGCTCGCTAGTACGCCATATCCGGTCTGATATTTTAAGCCCGTCTGCCCTGGTCCTAGCCAGCATAGCCAAAGTCGCCCGCTCGTTGATGCCGGCAAAGAGACGTTTAACTTGTGGTGCTGAGAAAACGTCTCGCATCATGTGGGCAGAGACATCTGCGACTCCCTCGCTACCCGCCGCGCTTGCCATCACGATACCTTGATGCGTGGCGGCTATCACTTCCTTGCCCATCTCTGCTGCTCGTTTATCCAGTGCAGTTTGTAGTGCCGCTAGATGCTGGGTTCGCAGTACCCCTGGAGTGAGGCCCGTTATATCCTTGCGTATCTCCTCGGCCGCTCGCTTGTATACGTCACGCACTTGACCGTATGTCGCCGCTTGTCCTTGCTCGAAGCGTCGCCTGGCCCGTATCAAGTAGTCGGCGTACTCTTCGCTACCGGATAGCTTGGCTACTTCCCTTCGGCTGATAGTCATTATACATCACCTGGCTTTTTGTCCTCTTCCTCTGTACCCCATCCGTCTGTGTCCTCGACTCGCTTACGCCAGAGTATCGACTTGGCTATCCTGCGCCTCTCGTCATCATCAGCATCAGGGTCTGCGAAGTGCAGCGCTGTGGGTACAAACTCGCGTAAGAACTCAGCGGCGGCGTCCACGGACAGAAGGTTGCCCTCGACTGCTGTGACCAAACCTTCTACCATGGTCTTGATAGTGTCTGCCACTTCCTTGTCGTTCTTAGGGCTGAGTTCGTCCCATCCAATGCTGGCCTGGTAGGTATCTAGTCGCCGATTCTCCACTTTGGCCCACATAGCCAGAAACATTGAAGCCAACTCGCCGTATGGCTCTTCAAACATGCCGCGCTTGCGCCTAATCTTCCGAGCCAATGGCACCATCTGCTCCGACACGCTGGCCTTGCTGCTGGCTACGGCTGTGCCAAAGGCAAACTCTGGCGTCTCGCTTACGTCAATTATGCAAAAATAAATGAATTTTAGAAGAGTAGTCACCCCTGCCAAGCCGCTGTCTGCCGTGATGAAAGCTACGTTGTCACCTTCCTGCATCAAGAAGATTTCTTTGTCTGCGAATCTCAGCTTGCCGGAAGCAACTTCTGCTTCGTCGAAGTTATCCTTCAAGAACTTTTGCACGTCTTTCAAGGTGAACTTCGTCTTTGGCCTGCTAAAAAGCTTCGACCCTTGGACTGCAAAAAGCATCGTGTCATGATACGCCCTCATGAATGGCTCGACCGGTTCCAGCTCGCTGCACCCGAAGAGCTGGTTCTCTTCCTCTTCGTTCCGGAAGTGCGCCACCGGTATGAAGCCCCATGGGTTGGGTTCGGAGCGGTTCTTCTCGCGCACCTCCGCAGGAGCTTGAGAGTCTGCTTCGATGGTCCGCATGGTGGGAGTTAGCGTCTCCGTTATGGTGTACTCGCCGACCTTGCGTCCCAGTGCGTCGTACTGCACCACTGGATGCCGGATAATCAGGCTAACCCACCGCCCTGTGAAAGGGTCTGGGACCGGCGTCACCCACTCTGGTGGGATAAGTGACAGCTCAAACCCCGACTTGGCCTCAAACCGCCCCGGCACCCAAAGTATCCGAGCGAACACATCGCCATCCCGCAAAGCGTTGCGGTTGATGCGAAGTACTTTGCCGGTCCACCTGGTGATGCTCTGCTCCAGCGCTCTATCTGCCTCCAGGTCGGGATGCGTGAAGTGCGGCGTCCCCATGAAACCGGCCGTTGTATTGACTATCGGCTTGGCAAAGGCTGCGCCCAACTTGTACTTGTCTGATATGTTCTTGTAGAGCTGTCGCGCCAGCTCATAGTCCACCCTGCTAGAGTCCAGGCGGTAAGGCGGCGTATACTGATACCCCCAGCCGGAAGTCCAGGGACTACGGAGTGCAGACAGCTCGCCGATGGCACTCATGATGCGACGCAAAGCGCCTGGCTGTCGCCGGAGCAACGTATCTTTAGGCATATAGGCTAACCTCCTTGAAAAGCTTCTTGACCTCTTCCGGCAGTGCCGCGCTTCCGCTCCTAGCAAAAGCCATCACTAGCGCATCAGCCTTATCTGGGCTTGGCAGCCCCCGCTTCTTCATCTCGTCTTTGCTCTCAATCTGGATGCGGCCCCGGCTGTCGAACTTATACCTGATGCTGGATATCTGCGCCGCCAGCTCTTCGTCTGGTGGGATAGCAATATCCCCCGCCTGGAACCGCTCCCGCAGTCCCCAGTACCACTCAGCCCTTTTGTTGATGAAGCGTTCGCTGTCATACGCCGCTTCTCCTGCATTCATCGACTGCACTTGGTGCCCTTGCTCTTTCAGTCGGTCCACTACTCCAGAGCCGATGCCGATGACGTCCACTTTTGCTGTTTTGGCCCTGGTCTTATGTAGCGCCTGGACTACCGCCCCTGTCACCGCCATGGTGTCCTGGCCCCGCAGCTGAGCGATGACCTCCGCTACTATACCGCGTCGCAGAATGATGATCGTGGTATCCGACCCGAAGCGGGCCACGTCCACGCCTAGCTCGACCGGTTCGCCTGGTTCTGCTGTTGCCCACCTGTGCTGAGCGGCTTCGACCCAAGCGAGGGGGATGAGTGTATCATCTCCCTGCTCTGGGAACTCTCCTAGCACCCGGCTATACCAGAGCGGGCTTTCCTCTCCCCATTGGATGCTTTTTTCTTCCACCCACCCTGGCGTGACTAGGTAAGGTCGCACTATCTCCCCTGCTTCGATGTTTGGGCTATCAAATGCGCTGATATGGATTTTATGATAGAGCGGCGACCTAAAAGCGTTATAGAACTCCCCCGATAGTCGCGTTGGGTTGCCGATAAGCATAAGTTTTGCCCCTGTGCTGGTGAGAAAGCCCTCGCCTGCATCAAAGATGCGTTGCTCCACTCCGCTGGCCTCGTCGACGATAAGCATGATGTGCTCTGCGTGAAACCCTTGGAACCTCTCCGGCTTATCTGTGGACAGTCCGAGAGCGAACCACTGCTTGCCCAGCTCAATCTGTGTCTGCAACACCTTGCCACCTAGCGGGAACCGTGACGCCGCATGTGCGGCCGTGATTTCTCTCCACAGTAGATTTTCCACTTGATGCCATGCAGGGGCGGTCGTGATGACCTTGCTGTTCTTGTGGCAGTAAAGGAACCAGAGCGCCGCCCATGCCGCAACTTTGGTCTTGCCCACACCGTGACAGGCCCTCACAGCAACGCGCCTGTGGTCTTTTACCGCAGTGAGTATCTCCTTTTGCCTCTCCCATGGGTCGCCACCTAGGACGTGTGTCACAAAAAAGACGGGGTCTGCTTTTGCTCTCTCAGTTACCTTTTTTATGCTGGCCTTGCTCAGCACTCGCGACACCTTCTTCGTCTGCGGCCCGCACCAAATCCGACCAGACGTTCGTAACCACAGTTTGGTCGGGTATCTTCTCGACTACGCCTAGGCTCTGCAGCAGCTTATAGTACTGCGCCTCTTCTGCCTGGATGTCGTTGATGATTTTAGTCTTGACCAGAGGGTGCTTCGCGTTGGCATACTCCTGCCAGCGTAGCATCTGTCGCTCTCGGAAGTTAACGCTGGCCTCCCAAAGCGTCCTTTCTATTGATTGGCTTAAGTCATCGCGCCTAACTGTGGCGATGCCGTGCTCTTTGATGAATTTGATGTCGTTACCGATTGTTGTATCACTTACGCCTAGCACTTGGGCTATCTGTGCTATAGGCCACCATTTGATAAATCGCAGTCGCAGGACCTTTTCCCGCCTCTCAATGACCTGAGGGTTTGGCCCTAGCTTCCACATCTTGGCCTTAGTCATCGTCCTCCCCCTCCATGCCTGCGCCGGCTAGATAGTCTGCCGCCATCATCTCTAGCGCCATCCCCCGCGCGTTTTTCGTGTATCCTTGGGCTTGGACTATGGATTTTATCGCCTGGTCTATCACCTGCAGCTGGGCTGGGAAAAGCGCAAACCGCGTCACGACCGGGGCTTCTTCTGCGTCAATGGCCCCTTTGCCTTTGTCCAGCTTGGCAAGGTTCTGCATCGCGTCTACCACTAAGCTAAACTCATCGGCTGGGCACTCGACCTTGATTTTGACTTCTGCAAAGGTCGCCTCGCTCTCTAGCAGGGCCTGCTCAATGAAGTCATGCAGGCTTTTTTCCTTGTCTTTGTAGATGGTCGCCGTGATGAAGATAGGCTCTGCCTTGCGTTCCTTCTCGGCCCGCTCCTCGACCGCTTTATCAAGGTCCGCTGGTAGCTTTAGCAGAGAAAGGCTGTCTTTATGCTCTGTCTGCTCGTATGGCAGGGCCGCCTCTAGGTCGTCTAGCGTCATCGTCCGGTTTAGGTCGTGGATAAGGTTAGCCAGGCGTATGGGCACCGCCGCCCCCCGCATGTAGTTTAGCTGCAGCGTCTTAAGCCTGGCCTCGGTATCGTCCATATCGATGATGATGGCCGGCACCTCTTTATATCCGAGTTCTTGCAGGATGGTCCAGCGGTGGAAGCCGTCCACGATTTCCCACTCTTCCTCGGCCACTCCCCTCACTACGATCGGCTGGATGCACCCCTTCCGCTGGATGTCGGCCTTGAGCTTGGCCTTGGTCTTTATGTCCACCCGGTTGGGGTTCCACGTATTCGCCTTGACTTTATCTATTTGCAGCTTGATTATTTCTCCCATACCCCTATCCCCTTTCAGCTATAATCAGAATCTCGGTGTCTCTTTTTTCGCTGTCTGCTTTCTGGTTGCCAAAGTTATACTTGTGCTTAAGCGGTATCTCTTTAGCTGTCGGCCGATGCTTTTTGACTAGGCTTAGAAACTCCTGCCGTTCTACTTTTGGCCCACCGTAGCTGATGGCCCACACCCTGGCCCACTCAGCCAGCTCTAACATGCCCCTGATAAGGTCATAGGCCTGAGATTGGTTGAAGCCGCTTATCTTTGTTTCTTTGACCTCGCCCTCTATTATCCAGTCTAGTATCTTGTACCGCTCCTCATATGGGGCAGAGCCATAATACGGCGGGTCAAAGTATGCTATATCAGCCCTGGTATGCTCCAAAAAGTCTAGCACGTCTTTTTGGGTAAAAACGTTTTGCTCGCCGTTAGAAAAAACGCCTTGGCTTACCTTCTCGACCTCGACTATAAACCTATCTAGCGGAGACTTAAGATACCTTCTTATCATCTGCATGTGCCCCGCCGGTAGGTATGTGTTTTCCTTCGCCCGCAGGGTTTCATAAGTCCACTGTACGCCGAAGTCTCCATGATGCCGGCTGCGGAGTACAAAATTGATAAGCGCAATGGTCAGAAGGTCTTTTTTGAATCCTGCTGCCAGTTGCTTCAAGTTGCCGCTGATGGTATCGATGAGCAGAGCGTCATCATCGGTGAAGTACTTTTTTACCGGTTCACGCTGGCAAAATACATAGTCATTTGGGGCCAAGAGTGCCCCGACGTCATAGCGACAAACAATTGCCCTGTCGTTCTCGATTAGTCCCCGGCCTAGCACTGCCGACCTCTCGGCCAGGTCGTTGCAGTGGACACGATACCCCAGCGCCTTGGCGTACATCGACACACTCCCGCCTCCGAGAAAAGCATCTGCAAAGGTCGGGCACTCTCGCACCGCTGGCAGCAGTCGAAAGATAGTTTTGACTAGTGCTTGCTTGCCCCCGAAGTAAGGCGGCAGTGCTTTCATGAATCTCATCTCGGCCTCCCAAGTATCAGGTACTCCTCGTTCTTGGCCTGATGCTCTGCGCTTGAGATGGCATTCATATGTCTGTACCTAATCCTTCTGGTCTTTACATCTCGATGCCGCATTATGATTTCTGTCAGTTCCCCTAAGCAGTCATTCTTGCCGCCGGAATTGCCCATAGATACAACCCAAACGGGGATATGCTTAGCCGCCTCGAAAACTTCTGCTAAAAAAGTCACCCCATCTTTACGGGAGAACTCACTTTTCGTCAACGCCGGTTGTCTGGTCAGAATCTGGTCTAAAACTCCATACTCTTCCTCGTAGGACAAAGTCGCTGCATATGGAGGGTCGAAATACACAATGTCTGCTTGGATTTGGAGTAAAAATTCCCTGACATCCATTTTGTAGGCTTTGTTTTCTTGGGCGTTATCAATTACCCCAGCATTGATGTCCTGCAATATGTATTTTAGTATGTCATGCATCGGTCGTAGCGCCGCTTTGATGCTGGCGTGGTATGTCCTGGCTTTGATGTGCTCAATTTGTCGCAGTTCCATCGGCGCGTTAAAAGCATTCGGGGAGCTGAATTTTGAGTATGGCCTCAGGTAGAATATCGCCTTGACTAAAAGCATCATCAACATATGCTTTTTGGGTCCTTCTTCCATTCGGCTAACGACTCTAAAGGCGTTATCAAGGAAGGCTGCGTGCTTGCTTAAGAAAACTTGCGGGCAGAAGTTGTCTTGTATGTACCTGTCATTATCCGTATCCACAAAAAGCCTTGCGATGTCCTCACTTTCAATCTTCGTGCGGGAGTTTTCTATCAATGCCTTGCCTACTATGTGCGACCTCTCCGCGATGTCGTTGGCCAGCACTTTATAGCCTAATGCCTTAGCCATGATAGATACCGCCCCGCCCCCCATAAAAGCATCCGCGAAAACAGGGCACTCGCTTGGCGGCGGTACTAGCTTGAAAATCTCTTTTACAAGCTTCCTTTTGCCCCCAAAGTAGGCGGGCAACGCGTCAAACATTCTCAATTTAGTCATCATCTTGACCCTTTATTTCCCACACCGTTTCCCTACGTCCCACCTGCAGACTTCCCCCTTTATAGCATTCTATCACAGAAAGTACTCTCATTCCTGCCACTTTTCTGCACACTTACTTCTCTTCGTCCATCGGCAGGCCCATCTCGGCCGCGACCATTAAGACTATCTCCCTGCGGAGCCGGAAAAACTTGCGGTCGCTTATGTCCATCTCGTGGCAAACTTTCAGCCATGGCATTGTCTTTAGGTACTTAAGCACAAAAAGCTTTCTGTGGTCTCCGTTCAGCCTGGCCATGGCCCTGTCGATGGCAACGACGTTGTCGGCCATCTTTCTCAAGGCCTTGCTCGTCACGAGTCGCACTGCCTTTCGCGCCGTGGGGTCGTTGATGTATCCCGCCCCTGGTACAAGCCCTTTGGCGGTGAAACCGTTGCCTTCTAGGATATCTTCGCGCATATCCTCTATGGCCTTTTTCGTCTGCTCATACCCATATAGCTCATGCTCTATGTATCTAAATATAGCCCTTGGCATAGTCATAGCCCGCCCCCTCACCATGCTTTGATAAATACTTCCATCCTCGGTCTGGCCCTGTCGACCCTAAACTCCGGTTGCGGAAGCCGTAGAACCTCTGCGTTATCGTCTGCGATGATGCCGGCCTTCCGCAGGCCGTCTAAAACAAACTTAGGGACATAGTTGTCTGGATCGCGCCGCCTCTGATGCTTAAAGTAGTAGACCAGCTGGACCTCGGCCCGCTCAAACTTGGGACTTCCGGCCTCTATCGCCAGTAGCCGCAGGGTATCAGTCATCTCTTCGACTGCCCGGTGACGGACCCGCCAGTGTTGCCGTGACCACTCGTTCAAGCTCGGTGGTAAGGCCGGGATGCAGAGCCAGACGGAGAGCGGCGACTTGCCCTCCACCCTGGCCTCCCACTTCACTCCGCTTGTCGCCTTCACCCCGTCACCTTTTCCTCTAGCTCGTAGACCTTCGCCTGTAGCCGACCAGCCTCGGCCGCCAAAAAGCGCACCATGTTCATCAGGTCCGCTTTGGACGTGCCGTTGTTAGTTTCAAGCATTAGCTCGTCTGCTATGGCCCTCCACCTCGTGCCGCTCGTGTACTCTCTCCACCCTGGGTGTTTCATTACTACGCCTCCTCCTTATGAGAATTGATATCTGCGTCCCAGCCGCCGATTACAGCTCTACCCATGAGTATCGACCGCCCTCTCACGTCTACACCACAATCAATCGTTCTGCACCTCCATTCAGACCCTAATCCTTTACAGGCATTGGGACAGACAACTGCAGTTCAACCACCTGTACTCTACCCTCTTCCACAATAGCACATACATTTGAGTGGTAGTGTTTGTTCAAAAACTCAATCAACGGC